ACTGGAGAATTCGCAGAAAATGGGTCAGGTCGCAAAGGTGGCTGGTTCTTTCAAAGTTCTGATGGAAAGTGGCACTTCACAAAAGGTCAAAGACCACAAAAATTTTTACGAAATGCTTTTCGCCAAAATAAAAATAACATCATTGAAATTCTTGGGAAAGAATATGGGGCAACATTCAAAGGAGACTAGGTTATGGAAGAATTTATACGAGAACTAGTAAAAATTCTACAAGATGTAAATCCAGAAACTTTTTTTGAAATAAACACTCGAAAAGAGATCATCTATCCTTATGCCACTTTTGATTTTGATTCCGAACCTATCCGAAGAAATCAAGATGGCTTTTTTCTAGATATTGATCTTTTTGATAAAAGTAACTCATTTTTAAATTTACTTGTTTTGGAAGATAAATTTAAAACAGCCCTTTGTTATAAGCGAGTATTAACATCAGAACTAAATCTTACTTTTAGTTTTCAAGGGTCAAACAAAATACCTACAAATGAAGAATTGTTAAAAAGAAAAAACATCCGCTTTTATATAGCGGTTGATTGGAGGAACAAAGAATATGGGATTAGCTAAAACTGGTTACACACAAAAAACAGCTGAAAGTTTTATCATAGACAGCGCAACAGTGTTTACTAATTTTAAATATGATATGGATAGCAAGGAATTTACTGGAACACCTATGGGCGCAACAAGTGGTGGTGTTGAATTTACTTCCGAACTATCTTATAGAAAACCAGAAGTTGATGGTGCGTATGTCATGGACGTAGTTGGACTGAATGTCCTTGAATCAGCTACGGCGTCTATTAAAGCGAATTTAATTGAATTAACTGCTGAAAATTTACGTCGATCCATTAACGGAACATTAGAAGATGCCAAAGAAGACGAAGCTCCTGCCGGTTACAAAGTAATCAAGCCAAAACGTTATTTAGAAGAAGGAGATTATATTAACTCCGTTGCAGTAGCTGGTATACACAATGGAACAAAACAGCCAGTTATTGTGGTATTAGATAATGGATTAGTTAAGAGTGGCTTAGAATTAAAAACAGAAGACAACAAAGAAGCAGTCATTGAACAAGAAATTACTGCAAATGCTTCCTACGAGCAACTGGCGAAAGATGAATTTCCTTGGAAAATTTATTATCCCGGAGAGTCATCAACTCGAAAAACTACTACTATTTCACAAGGAATTGAAGAGTTGAAACCATTAAACAATCCAACAGAAAAGGAAGATAATCAATGACATTAGAATTGAGAGAATTAAAAGGTAGCGATTTATTTACACTATTAACTATTGTTGGAAAACTAGATGTTAAAGGTGAATTTGTAAAAATGTTTGAGAAAAACATAGAGACAACTGAAGTGGTTACTTTAGACCATCAACAAAAAAAACCTACAAAAGCAGAGTTAAAAAAAATGGAAGAAGCACAACGTAAGCAAGACCTAGAAGCTCAACGTAGAGGAATGGAAATGATGGCCGCGATAGTTCAAAAGACATTATCGAATATTAAATCAGTAAAAACCGATATTAATCTGTTTTTGGCAGAGTTAACAGGCTCAGATGTCTCAACTATTGAAAATCTAGGAATTAAGGAATATACAACATTAATCGTAACCTTTTTCCAAAAGCCTGAGCTAGCAGATTTTTTCTCCTCTATCGCCACCTTGTTATAGATATCCAAGACGGTGAATTTAAATTAAAAGATGCGTTATACAAGAGATACGGCAATCCCCTTGAATTACTAAAATCCTATCGGTTAAGTGATTTAGGGGATTTTATTATGCTGTTATTTGAGCAAATCAATGAAGATCAACTAAGGGAACAATGGCTTCATACGCCAATGACGCAATCGTTAAAAGAGTTTAAGAAACAATATGGACCTAAGAAAGCTCCTCAAAAAATAAGTAAAGAAAAACAACAAGAAGCTTTAAATTATGCTTATCAGTTCATTAAACCAACTAAACCTCTTGAAGGGGAGGTGAAATAAAACATGGGAGAAATCTTTAAGCTTTTCGGTACAATTGGGATTAATAACAGAGAAGCAAACAAAGCATTAGATGAAACAGAAGTTAAAGGACAATCAACTGCAAAAAGACTTGCCAATTCTTTTTTTAAAGTCTCGTCTAAAATTGTTAAAACAATGACCTTAACTGCCTCTGGAGTAGCGACGGCTCTAGCCGGAATAGCACTAAAAAAAGGGTGGGACCGTCTAATTGGCATTGATGATGCCAGAGCAAAATTAAAGGGACTTGGCTATGATGCTACAAATGTAGACAAAATTATGAGTTCCGCATTGGAATCTGTTAAAGGCACTAGCTTTGGAATGGATGAAGCAGCTACGACGGCAGCTAATGCTGTAGCAGCAGGTATTAAACCCGGAGAAGAGTTAACAAAATATTTAAAAACTACAGCAGATGCTGCCGCAATTGCTGGTGTATCGATGGGCGAAATGGGTTCTATTATCAATAAAGTACAAACAGGACAAAAAGCTTACACCGAAAACTTAGATGAACTAGCTGATCGAGGATTGCCAATTTATCAATGGATCGGTAAAGAAGCTGGAGTTGCTGCTGATAAAGTAAAAGATATGGCATCCAAAGGGCAAATATCTTCAAAGATGTTTTTAGATGCAATTGATAAAAATATTGGTGGCGCAGCAAAAATTATTGGGAATGAATCTTTTTCAGCAGCTTTGAAAAACATGTGGGCATCTGTTGGTCGTATTGGAGCAAACTTTCTAGATGCTGGTAGCAAAGGTGGTGGCTTTTTCTCCCAAATCAAACCTTTAATCCCACAAATAACAAATTTATTAAGTGGTTTAGAAGGGAAAGCTGCTAGTTTTGGAGTTACTTTTGGCGAAGTGTTTGGTTCTGCTGTAAATTTCGTTCTTGGACTTGGAAAGAAAATTCAAGGATTATCTAAATCTAATGGATTAATAACTTTTCAACAATCATTTCATAAAATAGGAGATGCGATAACTTCTACTTTGTCTATTGTTGGACAACAGCTACCTACATTTCAAAGCATCTTTTCTACAGTTTTTAGTGCGATAACCTCTATTATTGATAACATTATTCGTATTGTTAGTGACTGGGGTGTTGCATTCTCTCAAGTGTTTCAGTTTGGGATTCCGGCTGCGATTGAACTTTTTAAAATAGCTTTTGACACCATTTCCACAACTGTTATTCCAATAATTAGTTCCATGGTTGAACTATTTGCTAATATCTCTGCCGCTGTAACTGACAGTCTTGTAATTCATGTAGTTCCTGCTTTAGAAATGTTTTTGAAAGCATTACAAAGAAATAAAACCTTGGTGAATGGTCTTAAAACAGCTGTGGTAGTTATTGGTACAAGCTTTTTAACCTATAAAGGAATAATGACAGGAATAAAAATTGCTCAGGAGGCTTACAATGCTGTGATTTTTGCCTCTACATTAGTTACAAAAGGGTTGGATGTAGCAACGGTAAGTATGGCTAGCGCACAAGGTGCATCAACGATCGCCCTAAAACTAAATGTGGCAGCAGTAAAAGCAGCAACTATTGCACAAGCAGCGTTTAACCTAGTTATGGACGTCAATCCAATTATGTTACTCATTACAGCCATAGCAGCTTTGGCTGCTGGTTTTATTTATTTATGGAAAACTAACGACAACTTTAGAAATAAAGTAATCGAAATCTGGAATAACATAAAAGAAAAAGCAACTGAAATTTTTTCTTCAGTCGTTGATTTTCTTAAAGGGGTTTGGGATGGTGTCGTAGATTCTGTTGGTAGTTTTAAACAATCGATAATCGATATCTGGAATAGTTTAAAAGAAAAAGCGGTCGAAATATTCAATTCGATTGCTGATTTTTTATCTACTATATGGAATTCCATAGTCGATGTTGCAACAGTTGCGTGGAATGTTTTTTATGCAGTAGTCGGTGGAATTATACTTTCATCCATTAACCTGATAAAGGGTATTTTTGAAGGAATTAGAATTTATTTAGGGTTACTTTGGGATGGAATAAAAGCAGTTGCTCTTGCAGTTTGGGGGGCAATTGGTACTCAAGTTATGTCGGTCATCCAAAGTTTCATTAGCTTTTGGGAAGGCTTGTTTAACGGGTTTGTCTCTATTCTAACATCCATTTGGAACACAATAAGTACTTTGGCAATAGCCGGATGGAATGTTATTGCCACTGGAATAACAACTATTGCTCAAAATATTGTGAATATTGTTGTGCCTATTTTCCAATTTTTCGCCAATACTTTGTCAACGATTTGGAACAATATTTGGAATATAGTTTCAACAGTTTGGAATACTATTCAATCTGTAATAACAACAGTAGCTCAATTGATTGCTAGTACTGCAGTTTCAATTTTTAACGGATTGAGGAATACATTATCAACTATTTTTAATGGAATAAGAAGTGTGGCATCAACTGTTTGGAATGCTATTCGAAGTACTGTTTCATCGGTTATTAGTGCTATCGCTTCAACTGCTACGGGATTGTTTAATGGTTTAAGAAACACA